TGGCAGATGAGGCGTGTAGCAGAGCGATACGCACGCAAAGAGAAGGCTGCTAAGGCTGGCTATCACATTACTGATGAAGCCTACTATGAGAGTGCAACTGTTGCTCAGTTACTACCCTTTGTTATTGCATCCATCATAGACGGTACAGTGTTAGAGCAAGCACAAGAGATGATACGTGATGGTCAACCGAAGGGGTCGTCATCACCAGCTGAAGGTGGCAACCTACTTGCTATGTTATTTGATATTAAGAACGCTTTCTTAAAGCTAGAAGAGAACCAAAGAACCATACTTACCTACCGTTATCACGAGAACCAAACCCTTGCACAGATCAGTCAGATACTTGAGTGTGCTATCTCAACTGCTGACCGTAGATGTAACAGTGCGATGCGTAAGTTACTCATTGAATTAGGTGGTGACTCGCCATTCAGATGAGATACAGCTTTAAGTGTATATGTGGTGTAACTATATCTGCTGATACGGATAAGAGTTTATTTGCTTACCTTAAACGTCACGCAAAAGACAGTGCTATTCACAAAGCACAAGGTTGGGAAGGGCATAAGGGTTATGGTTCCGACAACTGAAGCAGAACTTTTTGCTTACTTACAACAAGACATCTACCCTGACTTGGTCAAGAGTGAAGGAACATACGATACCTTTGACTGTATCAGCTATAAGGCTGGTCACTTCATTGAACTCAAGTGCAGGGTTACTCACTACGCAGACCTGCTTATTGAGCAAATGAAGTATCGTAAGCTGATAGAACTAGCAGTGCAGTACAACCTGCTTCCGTTCTATATTAACTCAACACCGCTAGGCATATACTCTTTTGATATCAACGAGATACAAGAGCCAGAGTGGGTGACTCATCTAATGCCAGCTACTACTGACTTCGAGAACAAGGCTAAGGTACCAAAGGTTGTCGGTTACTTGGAGATCAGTGAGGCTATCAAACTATGATGTACGACTACAAGTGTGATACGTGTAAGAGTGAACTCACTATCGAACGTAGCATCCACGCTGAGGCTAACGCACCTATCTGCTTTGACTGCCATACTCCTATGGATCGTGTCTACGGTGTAGGTGGTATTAAGTTTAACGCACCTGGTTTCTACTCAACTGGAGGTTAACGTGGCTGACTATCCTAATTGGTTTGCTAAGAGTGCAATAGATAACTTCGCTACGTATCTGATACAAGATACAGGGCTACCTGATCTAAAGTATCTGCAGCTTGGTGCCTTTACAGGCGATGCCAGTGTGTGGCTACTAGATAACATACTCACTGGTCAAGGTTCACGCCTTACTGATGTTGATACGTGGCAAGGTAGCGATGAGGCAGACCATAAATCTATGGACTTTGATGATGTCTTTACTACATACAAGAAGAAGATTGCACACAAGCACAACATAACTATTGTTCAGAGAAGCACAACTAATTTTCTCGTAGATGAGTGGGCTAATAAGAGTCAATACGATTTCATCTATGTAGACGCAGACCATACAACAGTAGGTGTATTGCTAGACGCTGAACTATCGTGGCCTTTGCTAAAGTCTGGTGGCATTATGGCGTTCGATGATCTCACGTGGGGCGCTGACTTGCCTCCCTCTCAGTCACCTAAAGCTGGCATCCTCCTCTTTGCTGAGCGTCATAGGCAAGAGTTTGATTTAGTTGTAGCTAACACGCAGTATTGGATTAAGAAAAAGTAAAGCCCCGCCGAAGGCAGGGCGAGGCTTTACTGACGGAACAGAGAGGCTAGATTAGCCTAACATATTAAATAATTGTTTGCCAATTTCGCGTGTGTAGGCAGGCGGTATTGCTTCTACTAATTCCCCCCAGATCATCCAGTCAATTCCCATAACCTCGCGTGCTTCCTCAATGGTCTTTGCTGTTGATCCACCGATGACGTATTTACCGGTAGTTTTATCTAATCCCTGAGCTGTATCATTCATAGCACCATAAACACCAACAGGTTTGCCTTGATCTTTATGTTTACACACAGAGCCAACTAACTCTAAATTGGATTCAAAGAGCCTGTGTCTACGTACCTTTAACCCGAATGAGGAACCACAGAACTGTACAGGTTTGATCAATGGAGCACCCGGAACGTTTTCTATTACGTAGGGCACGCCACTTTCAACCAAAGCCTTTCTTGTTTGTGGTATTAGATCTAGTTTCGTAGTCGTCCCGCCTTGTGCATCTCTTAAATGTTTGGTGCGAGAGTGAGTCTGGCAGGGTGGACTTGCTGCTATCACATCAAAAGTACGCAAGTAATCTATGTCTTGTAATACTTCTAAGCAGTCAGCCTGTATAAACTCGTAGGGATAACGCTTTTGTCTCTTTATATCTATCCCTGTAACGGTGAAGCCAGCATCGGCATAACCTTTGCTGGCCCCTCCCGCTTTACAGTATAGGTCTAGTAACTTCATCAATACCAGCCTCGTCTATCTGAGTGGGCAAGAGCGCGGCACGCACTGCCTCGATAGCGGTGTTCAAGGTATCGTATACCGTGAAGGATTTGTAATTCAGGCTCTCGACTACGCTCTCTAAGGAGTTGAGCAATTCCAAAAGCTGTTGATTTTGGGTTGTCTGCGAGGTGGTCAAGCCTGCTCTCACGGGTCCAAAGTGAGATAAGGCAGGCTCGCTCTCTCTCACTGTATCCAAGTGCTCGTGAGTAACTAACGATAAGTGCTTTGTTCTCACGCTTTTCCTCCATTGTTGCGTGTCTTGCGACCACGATTAGATCTTTTGGTAGTTTCACTACCTGATGTACCGGTTCTGGTGCGAACACCCACAGTAACATAAGTACTATCGTCAATAGCGAACCACTTAACACCTTGCTCTTCATCAAATTCCTTCTCCTCCTCCAGATACTCTTTGTAGAGTTCTGGGTATTGGTGTGAGAGGCGCACAAGAGCACGATCCCTCGCTCGTCTGTAATTGCGGTATGAAATGGACTGAGCTGCGCTCACCTGTTTATTTTCCATTGAACCTATCTTCCGCTATAAGCAACAGGTAAAAGAGTACCATCACGCCTATAATCCCAAGAATCATAAGACACCTGCCAGCGTAGCAAAGACTATCTTTGTTATGTCTAGCGGTTGACCTACCATTTGAGCTGCCACATCATCCGCATCCCATCCTGATACTAGTAGGCGTGAGTTTAATGGGCTACGCCGTAGCCATTGGACTGCCTCTATAGCGTCATTACCGCCCCATACAGCCCCGCCCTCGCTCTCTACTACCTCATAGAAGGTGAATAGTGGCGATACTTTCGGATGAAAACTAATTACTTCATTCATTAATAACTGCCATCCTTTCCTGATACCCAACCGCACCGATCACACTTGACCAGTCCAGATTCTGTCTGACTATCGCCCGACATAATTGTCGCGCACACCCAACACTTTCCGTATGCCATTACTTGCCCTCTCTCTCGTTTAAGCGTGTTATTAAATCGTTCCAGTAGAGCTTAGCCTTATCGCTTATCTCTGCCTGATACCAAAGGCTACTCATAGCCTCGTCTAGTTCCTTTAGTTCTGTATTCATCACTCGCCCTCTATCTCGTTCGTGATACCTACACGGCTAAGAGCATAGACCATACGCTCTAAGTTTTTCATTGCCTCGTATGAGTTCGCATCCCCTAGTTGTTGTAAGGCAGCTGCTTTACATAGATCCGCTTTCGCCTGCCAGTATTCTTTAGTTGGTTCAGTCATTTTCTCTCTCCTAATCGTTATAACAGGTGTCGCATAGATCTACGAAGCCTTCTCTTACAAGCGCGGTGTGCGTTGCTATCGCGCCTTCATCACAATTCATACAAGTACTCACTTGCTTGTCCTCTCTCTGTAGCAGGGCTTACACACCTGATAATCAACGAGGTCGCCCTGTGAATCCTCGTCCCTATAGTCCCAACACGCAGCTTGGTCACACCACGCACACAGTCCGACTCTCGTTCCCCATACATCTACCACGCCTAGTTCTTCATCCATTTGCTCGCCCTCTCTCTCTAGTAATTGGCGTATCGGTCTTGGATTTCCTGCATACGCTGGTCAATTAAGTCCAGCAGGATGCAGTAATCTTCAGGGTCATCAAAGAGTGGATTCTCCTGCGCCCTCTTGTATTCTTGCCTAAGCACTTCTATCTCTCTACTCATTACTTGCCCTCTATCCCATAATTTTGGCAGATTTCCATTACAGAGTCATTAAGTGCCTCTATTAATAGGCTTATTTCATTACTGTTTAAGCTGCTTGCCATTTCACTAGTTACTGTTGCGCTCCATACATTATTCATTAGTTGCCTTCCTCTTCTCTTAGTAGTTCTACTGTTTCATCTCTTACATAGTGCGCTTGACCCTCAAACCCTGTTGGATAAATAGGCAATAAACCTTCCGCTTCCTCTTTAGAGTTCGCTTCTACTGAGATAATCTGTTCGACTAAATACACATAAGTAGTCATTTAATTTACCGCCCCTAAAATAAATGAATCGGCAATTTCCATCCAATTTACACGCCAAAGTGATCCGATGTCGTAGCGCATAGGCTTAACACCATCCCAGTCAGCGTCTAGCAGCTCTGTAACATACTCCTCTAAAGCATCAGCAAGCCCAGATTTATCATCTGTGTATTCATCTGCCATAGATTTAGCCTGTTCATAAGTACTTTGGTCATTGTTTAGATGTAAAGCAGTTGCCCAAGTTTCTCGGTTAGTCCAGCCATTGTATTCCTCAGTCATTTACTTGCCTTCTTTCTCGTGTGTACAACATTTATTACAATTACCGCAGTCACCACACCGATTAGTTCTATCGGATAGTTCGTATTTACCGTCACATTTATCGCACTCACCTTCTGTATTACAGCAAGGGCATCCATTTTCGCAGCTGCCGTACTTCTTTGTTCCATCTGGTTGCTCTTCTAAATAGATAGAGCATTTACACTCTTCGCACATTACTGCCATCTCCTTGCCCTCGCCCTCTTTCTCTTTATTTATTGAGGTAATCCACCTCTCGCCTTCGCCCTCTCCCACTATCTAAGGAAGAGAGAGCGAAAGCGGGTAGTTTACTACCTGCCCCGTACTATACCTTAATTCTTACGATTCACAGTCGTGTCCATACGCCCATTCGCTCGCTTCTTCATCACTTAATAAATCGAATACGCGCCCACACTCTCCGCACTTAGCCTTAGTCTGGATTTTCATTCGCTCGCCCCCTCTCTTGCTCGCTCGCTCTCTCCCTCTTGCTTACGCTCTCGCTCTCCCTCTCCTGAGCCAACAGGGATGATGGAAACGCGCCCCGATTCTATAAGCGCAGCTAGAATCTTGCCCCTGTTCATCTGCCCGCCCTGATTCTCTTATGGTTAGCCCGCGTACACTTACCGCACACCCTGTAAAGGCTAAACGCGGTTAACAGGTCTAGCACTTGCCCGCATTGTTCGCATTTGCTGTTCATCTTTCGCCCTCTCTCTCATCTCTGAATTGATTTCGGATCTGATTTATTCTGCCCTAGTGGCAGACCTAAGCCCCCGCAGGATAGACCCGCAGGGGCTTAAGTACATCACTAGAGAATTACGCACTCAGCCATTGAGCCGATACACCACCCGCTTCCATTCCACCAAAGATGCCCCGAAAGGTAGACGATAAGCCCTAACAGGGCGATTAAGAGCGCGGTACGCGCTAGGCGTTTCGGTCTGCTCATAGTGCCACCGCATCTATTCCCGCGAGAGAATAGGCGCGAATAAGAGCCTTGACCCTTGACGGGGTCAGCAGGGCGCGGGCTAATTCTTCACCCGTTAGAGAATCCCGCAGGATAATCTCGCGTTTCGGATTACGCATTTATAACATCCTCGCGCTGTGCTTCTACATTCTTTCGCACTTTTGGGTCTAAGTTATCGCGCATAGAAGCAAGTGATGACGGTGTCCACCCTGATACATACATTCGCTTTAACAGTTGCGCGAGAGAATAATCGCTGTGAATTGCTAGTGCTTCGGATGCGTACTTATTCGCAAGTTTCACATCACCCAATTCGAAAGCGTACGCGCTAAGAATAGTTAAGTAAGGTGTGCGCTCTTGCGCGTCAACTTGTCCAATTACATAAGACACGAAGCCCACGCACTTATTCATTTCATAGTGCTTAGGTAAACCCATTAGCAGGTCGCGAAAGTTAACATCCGCCTGAATCGCTAAGTTAAAGCACTCAATAGATTCACTTACCATTACACCATCATTTACATACTCATTTACAGAAGCGTTAAGAGCATCATACGCTTCACCGATAGTTACCTGATTCATTTCATTCTCCCTTAGATAGTTGACCCGCAGCTCGCGGGGTTAAGGCTAAGTGTATACCCGCCTATACCGTAGAAGCAAAGACCCGAAAGGGTCAGGTCTTAGCGTGTTACGGGTCAGGCTTAGCCCTCTCACTCATTCCCGAAAGTCTTATGGATCCGAAATCTAAGAGCCGAAAGGCGAAAGGGTCAGGGCTATCCGATAGGGGCGCAACTCTCGCAGCTCAGGTCTAAGGGTCTGATACTCAGGGCGCAACAGGGCAGAATCGCAGGGGCTAAGGGTCAGGGCGCAGGGTCTGAATCAGGTCAGGGTCAGGTCAGGGGTCTTAGGGCGATAGTTAATTAAGGGCAGGGGATGCCGTAAGTAGAGTCAGCCCCGCTTTATTTACTCAGGCAATACCGCGCCACTTAGGGCAGGGCAGGGGGCAGGGGTGAGCAGGGCAGGGCAATAAACCGACCCCCCCTTGCTTAATCCCAACGCCGGTGTCTATATACTCCCCAAATAAATATATTTCCTAAAGTGAAATGGTGATCTGGTAAAACCGCAGGTCAGAATAGTAATAACTGTGAGTTACAGCACATTATTATAAATATGTAATATCAACGCGGGAAATGGTCTAAATTTCCTGCCTTCTATATAGTAGGGGCTGTAAGCCGGGGAAGCCCCGTGCTAAGCGCTCCGCTGCCGCTACGCGAGTCCCCTAAGGATGAGCGCTGACTTACCCCTCAGTTCGCTGTGGCTCCTTCGGGCGCTCAAGCCCGACCAGTACCCGCAGTCGCGGGTTTTAGTTGGGATAGTTCTATCTAGTCGGTAGATCTAAAATCACCCTAAAGCCGGTATAAAGGAATCGAATGATTCCGGCCCGTCCCCAAAATTTTTTCGGCGCTTCGCGCCATTAGGAGATACGTGGCAGAAAACAGTGCAGACATAGCCAAGAGAATTATCCTTGGTTGTGTAGCAGAGGGTATGACTATCGAGCAGGCGTGTGCCTCAGCTGGTAAGTCTATGAAGACATACGAATACTACCGGCGTACCGATAAGGTATTCACCGATAAGATTGACCGTACCCGTCTCGGTCTCAAGGACAAGTCCTTTGCCTCAGGCGATGTCCACGACATCAGCTTTGCAGAGTTCCGTGAACGCTTCCTACACTCCAAGACTTTTAGCCACCAGAGCAACATCGTAGATGTTATTGAGGGTAGGCCGCCGAGCTGGTTACACCCCGCTATGAAGTATGAGCCAGGCGTTGCCAATAACAGAATCTTAATCAACATCCCGCCAAACCACGCCAAGTCTATGACGATAACCGTGGACTACGTAACGTGGATGGTTGCACAGAACCCGAACTTTAGAGTCCTGATTGTTTCTCAGACTCAGCGACTTGCGGCAGACTTTCTTTACGCTATCAAGCAGAGACTGACTCACCCAATGTATGAGCAGCTCCAGCAGGCTTACGCCGCTGGTGTTGGCTTTAACTCTAAGTCAGCATCGTGGCAGGCAACCCGCATCACCTTCGGAGATGAACTCCGTGAGTCTGGTGAAAAGGATCCGAACATTGAAGCCGTCGGTATCGGCGGTCAGATTTACGGCAAGCGTGCCGATATGATTATTGTAGATGACGCTGTTACCTTATCTAACGCCAATGATTTTGAACGTCAGATTAAGTGGCTAACACAGGACGTACGTTCTCGTCTTAACCCAACAGGTAAACTTATTATTATCGGTACCCGTGTGGCTTCTGTAGATTTATACAAGGAACTACGCAATGAGGACCGCTACCCAGGTGGTTTGGTCCCTTGGACCTACCTTGCAATGCCAGCGCTTTTAACGGCTGATGAGAACCCCGACAAGTGGGAGACTTTGTGGCCTGCATCAGATGCACCTTTTGACGGTCAGGCTGAATCCGATAAGGATGAGGTTACTGGACTATACCCACGCTGGTCAGGCCGCAACTTATTTAATGAACGTCAATCAATGGATGCCTCTACGTGGGCATTGATCTACCAACAACAGGACATATCAGATGACTCTGCTTTTGACCCTGTATGTGTTCGTGGTTCGATTGATGGAATGCGTAAGGCGGGTCCGTTAACTGCGGGTCATCCTGGACATCCACGAGACCTTAACGGCTTTTCTATTATCTGTGGGCTAGACCCTGCAATGATTGGCGATACTGCTGCTATCTGTTATGCGATAGACCGCAGTACTAATAAGAGATACATCGTAGATGCTATCAAGATTAGTCGTCCATCACCTGCAGCTATCCGTAACTTAATCTTTGACTGGACATCTATCTACTCACCGTCCGAATGGATTGTAGAAAAGAACGCTTTTCAGTCTTTCCTTACACAAGATGAAGGCATCCGTCAGCACTTGGCTACACGTGGAGTTCAATTTAAGGAACACCATACCGGTCAGAACAAATGGGATGCTGGCTTCGGCGTAGCCTCTATGTCTAGCCTCTTCGGTACCAAGCAACACGATGGCAAGCACCATCGAGATAATCTTATTCACTTACCTTCAGATCAGACCGAGAATGTCAAGGCTCTTATCGAGCAATTGATTACCTGGTCTCCAACTACTAAGGGTAAGACTGACTTAGTAATGGCGCTTTGGTTCTGTGAGATCCGCGCCCGTGAGATGCTCAACTACGGCAAGTACTCGAAGCATCACTTAGCAAACCCATTCCTGTCTCGTCACGAGATAGGCAAGCGAACAGTTGTCAACCTAGATGAACTATTCGCAGAGCAAAACAAAACGTTCATCTAATAGGAGATAAAAATGGCATCATCATCACGTAAAAAAATTATGGATATGGAACGTAAGTTAAATCTTACTAAAGCTACAACTGGAAAGTCAGAACGTATTGCTTCTGAATTAGCAAAGCCTTCTAAATTAAAGCCAAGCGAAAAGGCTGCAGCAGCAGAAGTAATCAACCCACGCCGTGTGCTAGATCAATCACGTGCGCTTTCTCGCGCTAAAGGTTCAGTAGCACGTGCAGAAAAGAAAGCAGTTGCTGCCAAAATGTTAAAAGCAACTACTGGTGGATCTGCATTAAAGGCTAAGCCAAAGGCTTCTAAGTCACTCACAGGCGAAAAGGCTGCTGAAGCGCTAAAGAAGCGCACTTCACCTAAAGGTGTAAAAGAATACGAAAAGGGCGCAAAGAAAGCCCTAGAGAAGAAATACCCAGGATTATACAAGAAGTCTAAGTAAGGACCCCACATTGTTATCAGTCAAAGAAGTTGACGCGAAACTATCGCGGTTGCGTACGCGCTCATCAGCGCGAGACCAACGTATGCGCGATGTGTTGTCGGTACGTCAGGGAGATATCTCTAAAGTATTTCCTTCTATGTTCTCAGAGGACTATCCAAAGCCTCTAGTTGCCAACTTCATTGATGTTGCTGCCCGTGATCTAGCAGAAGCAATGGCACCACTGCCATCCTTTAACTGTTCAGCAACTAATATGGTTTCCGATGCACAGCGTAAAGCTGCTGATACCCGTACTCGTATTGCTAACTACTACGTCGGTTCATCTGACCTACAACTTCAGATGTACACAGGCGCAGACTGGTACAACACATACGGACTTCTACCAGCAATTATTGAGATGGATTACGAGACAAACAATCCTCGTATCCGTCTGCTTAATCCTTTTGGTGTATATCCAGAAGTAGACCGCTTTGGTCGTTGTACATCTATGACTCAGGTTGTAGTAACAGATGCTGAGACACTGGCATCACAATACCCAGAGTTCTATGACCAGATTATTAGTCGCAAGGGATATCAGACTTCTTCCCCATATATCTCAATGGTTCGCTACCACGACAAAGATCAAGACCTTATCTATCTACCAGAGCGTGAGAACCTAGTTATCTCTCGTGTTAAGAACCAAGTTGGCAAGTGCTTAGCACGTGTCGTTACTCGTTCATCCCTTGATGGAGAAGCACGTGGTCAATTCGATGATGTACTAGCAGTACAACTTGCTCGTGCTCGTTTTGCAGTCTTGCAGATTCAAGCCGCTGAGAAATCTATCCAAGCACCTATTGCCATTCCACAAGATGTGCAAGAACTTGCTTTGGGACCAGATGCAATTATGCGTTCATCTCAACCACAGAACATTCGTCGTGTTCCACTAGAACTACCACCTGGAGTCTTTACTGAGTCCGGTGTTCTAGAGCGTGAACTACGCTTAGGTGCTCGTTATCCAGAATCTCGTTCAGGAGATATCAGCGCATCTGTTGTTACAGGTCGTGGTGTACAAGCACTACAGGCTGGATTCGATACACAGATTAAATCAGCTCAAGCACAATTTGCACGTCTATTTATGGAACTTGTATCTCTCTGTTTTGAAATTGACGAAATTGTTTTTGGTTCAATGACAAAGTCAATCAAGGGAACAGATGACGGTACTCCATATACAATGAAGTACGTACCATCTCGTGACATCAAGGGCGAATACGGCGTAGACGTACGTTACGGAATTATGTCTGGTATGGATCCTAACCGTGCCATCATCGCATTACTACAAATGCGTTCAGATAAACTTGTCTCCCGCGACTATGTACGACGTGAGATTCCTATGGACCTCAATGTTACTCAGGAGGAACAACGTGTTGATATTGAAGAAATGCGTGATTCTTTGCGTGTGGCCGTTGCTCAGTATGCTCAAGCTATTCCTGCTATGGCGGCGCAGGGGCAAAACCCTGAAGAGATTGTCAAGCGTATCGCTGGTGTTATCCAAGGTCGCCAAAAGGGACTCTCACTAGAGTCAACTGTAGAAAAAGTATTTATGCCACAACCAGTTCCAGCAGCGCCACCTATGGCGCCAGGTATGGAACAACAGATTCCAGCAGCAGGTGCGGCCCCCGCTCCTGCCTCGCAGCAACCTCCACAAGAACAAGCTGGTCAGGCCCCTGCTGCTGGTCAACGTCCCGATATAGCGCAACTACTAGCCTCTATTGGTGGGGCAGCATAAGTGAAGGAGGTGC